CATGGCCACGGAACAAGATTTTAAAAAATGTCTGGCTTTCCTGTTTCAGGTTGAGGGCGGGTTTAATAACGTTCCCGGCGATTCCGGGGGCGCGACGAATCACGGAATCAGCCTGAAATTTCTGGCCGGAACCGGCGACTATGACCTGGGCGATCTGGATGATGACGGCGATATCGACAGCGATGACATCCGCGCCACCGATTCGTCCAAAGCCGCGCCGATTTATAAAAAATATTTTTGGGATTGTTTTCCGATGAAGGAAATTCCCGCGCCGATCGCCGCCGTCCTGTTCGATGTTGCGGTTAATAGCGGCCCGAAAACCGCCGCACGGCTGCTGCAGGAAACCCTGGGCGTAAAACCAGACGGTGTCATCGGCCCGAAAACACTTAACTCGCTGCGCATGATCACTTCCGATTATAATTTCGCGGATCAAATGTGCATCCGGCGCCGGAATCAGTATGTGTCCTATGTCAGCAGAAACCCAGCCCTGTCCAAATTTCTGAATGGCTGGATGAATCGCGTGGAGAAACTGAGAAAGCACTTATTTGAATTATGAACCACCCCCTGCCCCCGCCAGCGGGGGACATTGAATGGGCGCATGATTCTCTCTCCCTTGATGGGAGAGGGTTAGGGTGAGGGTGAAATTGAAAACAGGAATCCTACGCCGCAAAATGGCGGAAAAGAAAGAAAAAAGGAAGAAGCGGAAAAAGAAGAGGTAAACGACATGGTCTGGTATTTAAATCCGAAAAATATAATTCTCTGCGTTTTGGCGCTTTTAGTTGTCGCTATCTCCGGACTGTATCTCTGGCAACGTGCGGTGCTGAAAGATAAGGATATTGTCATCACCAGGCAGGACGGAAAGATTGCAACGATGCTTCGGGACAATGTTGACCTACAGGGGCAGATTCGGGATTACAAGACCAATCTGGCGCAAGCCCGTAAAGCGCAGAAAGCGCAGCAATCAATACAGACGACAACCGCAACCATCCGCGAAGAAGTCCTGCAAATTAAAACCGTAGTTATTCTGGAGGAAGCCGATGAGAAAATTATCAGCGATGCTACTTATTATTTTAATTCTGGCGGCCTGCGCAGGTCCGCGATCGGAGATACAACCGCCGATTCAAAAGCCGGCGGAAAAGTATTGCCCGGCGCCGGTCCGCCCGATCCTGATCGATCCCATCATTGGACAGTCAAACAAATAATGTCGAATTACCTTGAGTTGATCGATTACGCGCTCAAACTGGAAAAAACGGTGGATTGCTATGAATATCATTAAAAGCAGTTTTTTAAAGCTAAACCGAAAAGACATATTGAGGGCGCTGGGGATCGCCCTGGGATCCTCCGCGGTTTACTTGTTTACAACCATGAGTTCCGGTGTATTTCCGACCCTTGATGTTCTAAAGTCAACGGTAGCGGTATTCGTCGGATCAGGCGGATCTTATATCATTAAGAATTTTTTCACAAATTCTTATGATCAGTTTCTTACGCCCGAACGGAAAGAATAAGATCGGAGTTATAAACCATGACCGACGCCATCTTCGTCAATGCCGTTTCCGATATCTTCAATTCGCCGATTGGTGAAGACGCGGTTTACACGCCCGCGGGCGGCGCGGCGGTGACCTGCCGGGTCATTATCAACCGCGATATTCTGCTGCAGCCGGACGGACTGACCGCCCAGGCAGCCGTGGCTGGGATCAGCATCGAAGCGCTGCTTTCCGAGATCGGACAGGAACCGAACCGCAATGATGTTTTCACCGTCGGAGCGGAAATCTTTACCGTGTCGAGCATCATTCGCAACGATGGTCTGACCGTGGAAGCGGTGGTGACATAATGGGAGCGTTTTCAATTCAAATCAACCAGGACGATATGAAAGCAGTGCGCGTTATGCTGGATGGAATCGAGAAATCCATTGCACTGGTGACTATGCGGTCTGTGAATAAAACATTGACCGGCGTTAAAACGGACGCCTCCTCCGCGATCAGGGAGAAGCTAAATGTAAAAAAATCGGCCGTTGATGAGACGTTTAAGATTACAAAAGCGACCACACTGAATCTGACAGCAAAGTTTCAGAGCACCGGAAAACCTCTTGCTTTAACCGATTTCATTGGGACAAGACAGGTCCAAAAGGGTGTTTCCGTACAAGTCAGAAAAGACAAATCACGAACGATACTTCAGCGTGGTTTTATTGCGACCATGAAGAGTGGACATGAAGGTGTTTTCTGGCGCGAATGGCAATGGCATAATAAACCAAGTGCAAAATTAAACCAATTTATCCCCTATGCCAGGTTACCAAAGATATACAGACTTCCAATTAGAGAAGGCTCTGCACCGCGCGTGCCTGATTATCTGGGCGATAAAGGTCCGATTATGAAAACGGTCCTGACCAAAGCGAATGAACGGCTGCACAACAATTTAGAGCACGAGCTGGAATTTGAATTAAGCAAATTGTGAAACGAACGATGAAATAAGAAAAGATAGTTTTAAGATTTAAGATTTAAGATTTAAGAAAAATTTACTTAATACTTAATTACTTAATACTTAATTACTTAAAACTTAAATGAGCAACGAGGGGAAAATACATGAACACCATCCGCGAGCTGATCATCCTTGAATTTATGGCCAGGGCGGCTGTGATCCGGACTACCGGATCACCGCAGGCTTATGCTACGGACATCGGAGAAAACGTGGTTCGCGCCCGCAAAACGCTGGACGCGGACGAACTCCCGGCGATTGTCATCTGGCCCATGTCGGAAGAAAGCCAGAATATGTATGGGATGGCCAAGCATATCATGACGCTCCGCGCCGAAGGAATCTGCAAGTTCGGAACGGATAATCCGTCCGTCATATCCGAGCGGATTCTGGGCGACCTGATCAAGTGCTTTACGTCGCCCTTATGGGACCGGCGCCGGCTTGTGGAAAGTCCGGAGTCTCCGGTGACCTACCTGCAGCCGTATGCCGATTCCATCGTCTATAAAAGCGGCGGGCTCGAATCCGCCCTGGATGACGGGGCGGTCAGCGTCGGCTCGCAGGCCGGATTTGACGTGACATACTGGACAAAGATTGGGGATCCATACAGCCAGTAAATGGTGGATGGTAAATTGTATGGCGCGTTCCCCGAACACGCCGTAAAAAACAGGAATCCATGTACCTTGTAGGGCGCGGTCCCCGAACGCGCCGTAAAAAACAGGAATCGGAAGCGACAATGGAAGCGATAAAAAAAGAAATCATGATGATAACCGGAAGCGCCCCATGTGTCCTGGAAGACATTGACGGCTTTTTTTCAGCCTTTGGTCTTCCGCATTCGTGCTGTTGCTTCATGATTATCGGGCTTTCCGCGTCGGGAATGCACGCGATTTATTCCCGGTATATGGCGACGTATCACCCAAACCAAATCCCGGAAATCAAAAAGAGGCGCGAGAGCATTGGCGGAAATACCGATTATACCGTGATATCGCACCTGACCAGTCCCGGAGTCGATATCATCGAGCCGTTACTTCCGGGCGATAGATCCGGATCATCCTCCCTGCTGGGCGCCCTGGCCGCCATCAAGCTCGGATATGACAGAATTGTCCTTTGCGGATGCCCACTCGAAGGGAAAAACAACAATGGAAGTCCCTATGACAGTTTTCGCGTGGGCTGGGAAAACAAGAAAAAATACCTGAACGACAGGGTCCGCTCAATGAGCGGGTGGACGCGGGAGCTACTTGGCGCTCCGACACAGGAATGGCTTATGGGAGGAAAGACATGAAGGTTATCTGCATGATTCCGGCACGGTACAAATCCACCAGATTTGAGGGGAAGGCCCTGGCCGACATCAACGGGAAATCCATGGTTCAACATGTTTACGAACGGGCCTCAGGCTACGCCGGCTCATACTGGACGGGCGTAGTGACGGACGATGAGCGCATCGCAAAGGCCGTAAAGAATTTTGGCGGGAACGTTATTATGACGCCCGCCGATTGTCGAACAGGAACGGACAGGGCGTCGAATGCCGCGGAAAGTTTTCTGCTCGAATGCGACGACATTGTCGTCAATATCCAGGGGGACCAGCCGCTTATTCAGACCGCCCACGTCGAGCAGGTGGTTTCCGCGTTGGCCGGCGATGCCGGCTTTCCGGCTGCATCCCTCGCTTTTAAAATTACGTCGGCAAGGGAAATTGCCGGCGCCAATTCCGTAAAGGTTGTTTTCGGGGCGGACCATCAGGCCATTTATTTTTCGCGCTGGCCGATCCCGTTCCAGAAAGATGGTAATGGCACTGATATTTACAAGCACATCGGAATTTACGCCTACAGGGCGTGGTTCCTGCGTCAATTTTCACTGCTACCCTCCGGTGTGCTGGAAAAAGCCGAGTCGTTGGAGCAGCTTCGCATCCTGGAGAACGGATATAAAATCAAAATTGGCGTGACGGAGATTGATTCACCAAGTGTGGACACGCCGGAAGATATACGGCGGGTCGGTCAGGCTATCGAATCCTGCGGGGGGTGTGCAGGATGAAGCCCCTGGTCATCATAGGCTCCGCTCCCTCGGTCTTTGAGGATCTGTCCGGAATTCCAAACCTGGAATCCTGCGACCATATGGCCGTGGGATTAAGTTCCACGGACAAGTATTTTGGCCGCATNGATTATNTCTGCAACAACCATCCTGAAAATATTCCGGCNATTCGGGAGATCATGATGCAGCGCCACGAGGCNTGCGGAGGGAATTACGATTTTAAAATCATCGGCCCCGNCCCGGCCCCNGGGGTGGATATTGTTGAACCCTTCCGCCCACCGACCGGATCATCNGCAATTACCGGCGCGCTGNNCGCTATCCGCATGGGATACCGGAAAATTATCCTTTGCGGATGTCCGCTGACCGGAAAGGCGCCGGGCGGTAATTCATATGAGGAGTTTCGTCACGGATGGAATCATCATAAACTCGAATTGATCGGTCTTGTAAAGTCCATGTCCGGGTGGACGCGGGATCTGCTTGGCGCTCCGACACCGGAATGGCTTTCATCCGCGGATAGAATCACGATTGGTTGCTGCTGGGACGGGAAAGATTATTATCCGCCGGAATATATCAATATTTTGTATAATTCGGTGTGCCGAAACACGACAATCCCCTTTGATTTTGTCTGTTATGTCGGNNCNGATGCGGAACGTCCCGGCAGGACGGACGCGATCAACAAAAANATCCGGATTGTGCCCGTNGGACTTCCGTCCTGGTGGTCAGCCATGCCGTTGTTCCAGAAAAATCCNCCGGGCGTCACAACGAAAACAATCCTNTATCTGGACCTTGATATNGTTATTATCGGGAGCCTTGACGACATTATTAATTTCCCTGCNGAGCAGGCACACATGAAGGATGAACCATCTCATATGTGCCGCTACGGCAGGGAACGGTATATGAACACCAGTGTCACGCTTCTGCGGAATGGCGCAGGAGCGAAGGTATGGGATGAATACGTCAAGGCCGGAATGCCGACATGGGACGCGCTTCATCCGCCATCCGGCGCCGTGCTACGGATGGCGGCACAGGAGATCATCAACAACCCGCAAAACGGTATCCGGTATGAACTATTTCCGGAGTGGATGGTATGCTCCTACAAATTCCAGGTGCTTAAAAAGGGGATCCCGGACGATTGCCGGGTTGTCGCCTTCCACGGGCAGCCCAAGCCGGCAGCATGTTTGCATGAATCTTTTGTGACGGAAAACTGGAGATGAATATCTAATACCGGGACGGAGTAAAGCAATGAGATTTTCCAACGACATATTCATTTACGGCGCGGGCGGTGCGAAACGCGACATTTTCGTTTACGGCGCGGGCGGTGCGGGACGCGAGTTTGCCAATGCGTTTGAACATTCAACCACATGGCAAGTGCGAGGTTTTATTGACGATACGAAACAGCAGGGGGAAATCATCAATGATATTCCTGTTCTGGGTGGGCGCGGTTATTTGCTTTTTGAAAAATGCGCCGTGGCGATGTGCATTGTTGAAAATCCGCAAGTCAAGCGCGAACTGATCCGGGAGATCAAGATTCATTGTCCGGATGTTTCTTTTCCTGTTGTTCTTAACGAAGAATCCAACATTTCCCAGCATATCGAGTGGGGCGAGGGCTGCATTGTTTCGCTACCCTACAACTTCATCTCGGTAAACCTGCAGGTTGGGGATTTTGTGTGGATCAATGTCGCAAGCATTATCGGACACGATGTGCGCATCGGCGAGTATTCAACACTGTATTCCGGAATCAACGTAGGAGGCCATGTGCGGATTGGTTCGGAATGCGTGATTGGTAGCGGAGCGATCATCAAACCAGGCGTTGTTATAGGGGACAGAGTGATTGTCGGCGCCGGAGCGGTGGTCGTTAAGGACGTTTCCGACGGCGCGGTCGTTATGGGAAATCCGGCCAGAGAAAAGGGGGAGTCCCATGGATAAAAGAATCCCTATCGTCAGCATTTCCTGTCTGACCTATAACCATGAAAAATACATCGCGCAGGCGCTGGATGGATTTGTGAGCCAGGAGACGACGTTTCCGTTCGAGGCCATTGTTCACGACGATGCTTCTACGGACAGGACGCCGGAAATCATTAAAGAATATGCGGAAAAATATCCGGGCATTATTCGTGCGATATTCCAGGCTGAAAACCAATTTGCCAAAACGGGGCTTTATCCCGATGTTGAGCATATCCTGCCGGTTTGCCGCGGAAAATATATAGCCATCTGCGACGGCGACGACTACTGGACGGATTTCCGAAAGCTGCAAAAGCAGGTTGATTTCATGGAGCAAAACAGCGATTTGTCCATGTGCTATCACGATTATCGCGTGAAGACAGGAATCAATTTCATGAACCTGATGCGCGAAAAACCAAGCTACACTGCTGATCAGCTCATTGCTCTATCCAGCAGAAAGTTTTGGATAGCCAGCGCTACCATCATGCACCGGAATTATTACAATGAGCGGACAAAGCTGGATTTTCAGAATTTCCGGCATCACTATATGCGCTGCATTCATATGGGGATGTTTGGCGGCTGCAAATACCTGGACGGAGTTTTCCCATCCGTTTACCGGAAACACGACCATAATTCCTGGGCTGGGCTTCCCCAGGACGAAATTATTGTCCGGACCAAAGCGGTGCTGGCGCGGATTATGGAACTGATGATCGAAAAGGATAACCCACGATGGATTGAGTTGCGCAAGGGGGTGCAGTGATGGCCGAAGGAGTCCATAAAATCACGGCCCGTTTCGAGGAAGCGCTCTGCAAATACACGGGGGCGCCTTACGCGGTGACTGTGGACAATATGAGCAATGCCCTGTTTCTGTCCCTGAAATATGAAAACATCGAGGGGCGGGAAATCACGATTCCGGAACGAACGTATCCATCGGTTCCATGCGAAATCATTCATGCCGGCGGCCGCGTGCAATTCTCCCGTGTGGCGGGGAAAAGCATCAAGGGCGCCTATCTGCTTTCCGGTTCCAGGACAGTGGATTCCGCCTTGCGGTTCACGGCGGGAATGTATATTCCCGGGACTTTCATGTGCCTGAGTTTTACCGGCCCTTATAAGCACTTGAAGCTATCCAAGGGCGGAGCGATTCTGACCGATGACAAGGCGGCGGCGGACTGGTTTAAGCGATCCCGGTTTAGTGGCCGGCGGGAATGCTCATACCATAATGACGCGCTCGACATGCTCGGCTGGAATTTTTACATGATGCCGGAAATTGCGGCACGCGGTCTTTTGTTGATTACGAATTTTTATGAGCGTGACGGAACACCAAAGCAAAATGAGGATTTGGAAATTGAGTATCCGGATTTGTCTCAATTTGAAATTTATCACAACGCCACAAGGCAATAACAAGGAGGAAAAATCATGGCAACGGCAGAAAATGCAAAGATTCAATACGAGAGCGGACAGGACCTGGTGTCTTTTGTAGCCCTGACCGATCAGGGAGACCACAAGGATTTCCGCAGCGCGGACAGCTTATGGTCAAACCGGTCCGGCTATAAACCCAGCGTCAAACCGAACGGATTGGCAACCGGCGGCGCGATTACCCCGGCGGCCAGCGGGACTAAGGATATGGTGGACGTGGCGGCGCTGACCTGCTATNTGGCCGGCGTTAAAACGACCGTCGCGGCGGACNCGGATGTTGAGGTGNCAAGACCCACATCGACTCACGTNAAGTATTCCATNACGATTCTGGCCAACGGGACCATCGCCGCGGTCAAGGGCGTTGAACACACGGCATTTTCCGACACGCGCGGCGCTGCCGGCGGTCCTCCGTATATCCTTCCNACCAGCATCGAAATCGGTCAGGTCTGGCTGTCCTCATCGGCAACGGCCGTCATTGGCGCGGATGAGATCAAGCAGGTGGTNGGGACGCATTGTGAGCGCTATGACTATCCCACGTGGGAAGAAAAGCGCTCCAACGTGGAAAGCGGNGTATTGGGATATGCGGGTGTGCTGTTCGCCTCCGCGCTTCCGCTGATTCATTCCGAGTTGTCCCCGGTATCCGCCATACCTAAAAAGGTTTATGCGCAGTATTACGAGCCGTCGTTTACCGACATTTCCAAGGCGGAAAATTTTGTTCCGCCGGAGACCAGCTATTCGGTCAGCTCCAAACAGATTTACCAGAAAACACTGGGATCTTCTTCATCTTCGCTTGGACAGGGAAGCTTTACCGCCTATCTGGAAGACGGTATTTCCGATGGACTGCTGGCGCTTGCGGGTGAGAATCTCTGGTTCCGCTTTTACCAGGATGCCAATAACTCCACGCCGTATGTTCTGGCGCAGGGTATTCTGGGCATCGGACGACAATTCCCCGCGGGCGATCAGATCTCCGCGGCCTGCACAATCTCGGCGGAATCGGGGGCGGATAATGTCACAGGGTAAAAAGGAAAGACAGTTTTAAGATTTAAGATTTAAGATTTAAGAAAAGACAGATTGCATGGCGCAGTCGGGAATCCAGGAAGGAAAAAATGAAATTTGATTCCAAAAAATTTNTGAAGACGAANTTTGAGCGNCGCACATTTCCCGTTCCGGTTCCGGACCTCCAGGCGTTNTTCCCCGAAGGAGAGGAAGCCGTCTGGATTGTCCGGGGTTTAACCGGTCAGGAGCTGGGACGGGCGGATGCCGCNGCGGATAAAAACAAAAACATTGCGGCGATTGTCAACGGTNTGACCGCGGACAACAGCAAGGAAAAGGCCGCCGCCATTAAGGATTTGCTGGGTATCGGCGGCGATACGCCGGAAGCCATTGTGAAGCGNATTGANCACATGATTNTGGCCTCNGTTGATCCCGTTTGCACGCGCGACNTNGCCGTGAAGCTCTGCGANACGTATCCGGTGGAGTTTCTGGCGATCACAAACAAAATTGTGGAGCTGACGGGAAAAGGTCAAGTGCCGGGAAAATTGCCGCCCTCTGGCGCGACGGCGGAGTCCGGGCCAGCCTTGCCTTGTGCTACGCCAGGGGGCGATTCCTCTATGAAGTCCGACCGGACGTCTTCCCGGAAGGATTCCTGACGCCGGGCGAAATGGAATTGTGGTCTTTGTATTATCAAGACCTGAAAAACCGCACGTAGGGCGCGTTCCCAGAACGCGCCGCAAAACCGCAGACGGGGAAACGATTATTGTGATAACGCCCGCGTGTTCCCCGAACGCGCCACAAAACCGCATGTAGGGCGCGTTCCCAGAACGCGCCGCAAACGAAGGTGACAAATGGCTGACCTGACCAAAACGGTAGAAATCGTATTCGGCGCCGTTGATAAGGACCTCAGCAAGACGCTGAGAAGCTTCGAGTCTCAATTCGGTACGTTGAGTTCCGGCGTCCACAATGTCACGGAACCGCTGGCCAAGGCCGCCGATTCCGTCCTGAAGCTGGACGCGGCGTTGGCTGCTTTGGTCATTGGCGGCATGGCCCTGGCGATCCGCAAATCGGAAGACTTCAACCAGGGGTTTGCGCTTATTTCCACTTCCGTGGACGCTTCCGGGAAGGATCTGCTGCGCTATAGGGACGACGTTCTTAGTTATGCCACCGGTTCCACAAAATCTCTAGCCGATATCAACGCCGCCCTTTATACGGCTGCTCAGGCCGGTGTCAAATGGGGTGAATCACTGGATTTCATGCGGGCGTCCGAACAACTGGCCGTCGCCAACAGCGCCAATCTGAATACCACGGTGGACCTTCTGACAGGCACGATGAATGCCTACGGCTTTACTCTTAGTGATGTCGGCCACCTCAACGATGTATTTTTCACCAGCACGCTGATCGGGAAGCAGACCATTGATGAGCTTGGACAGTCCATGGGAAACGTCGTCGGCATCGCCGCCAATTTCGGCGTGTCGTTTGAGGATCTTTCCGCCGCCATCTCTACGCTGACGGCCAAGGGCATGGATACAGCCGAAGCCATAACCGCGGTCAAGGGTGTCATCACAACAATCGTTTCCCCATCCGTGGAAGCCGCCAAAGCCGCCTCCGAGCTGGGTTTGACTTTCTCCGCCTCCGAGTTGAAGGCCAAAGGACTGGATACGATGCTGCGATCCGTCATGCAGGCGACCGGTGGTAATGTCGATACGATGGCGAAGCTGTTTACGGAAGTGCGGGCGTTAAACGGCGTCATGCAGTTGACCGGCGACGGGATGGAGTTCTTTAAAAAAGCGCTGGATCAGATCAACAATTCCGCGGGATCAGCGGAGGGCGCCTACCAAAAGATGTCTGTAACCTTTAAGAATCAGACGCAGATGATTGCTAATACGGCCACTGTTTTGATGATTGACGTCGGAACGCGGCTGGAGGAAACCGGCGCGGAGATTGGCGGGTCCTTTGGAGATTTGTTGAAGGGGATCAAGATCGGCGTGGACGAGGGCGCATTTGATCCGCTGTTCGCGGCCTTATCCGAAGCGGGCGGAGCTTTATCCACATGGGTTTCCGGCGTGGCCCGCGCGCTGCCTGACGCTTTGCAGGGTCTGGATTTCAGCAAGCTGGTATCCTCGCTGAGAGATCTGGGAGGCGCTTTCGGGGATTGGTTTGGCGCCATGGATCTGACCAAGGTGGAGGATTTGCATGACTTTATTCAAGGGTTGATTGACGGCATTGCCGGTCTGGTCCGTGTGACAGAGGGCATGGTGGATGGATTCCGGCCATTCTTTACGGCGATATCGGATTTCCTGATATCGGTTGCCGACTCAGACGAGGAAACGCAGAAAATGACCGGGACCATTCTGGCGCTTTCCTCGGTGGTCGAAAAGGCGGGTCTTGGTTTTGTTGTGGCCATCAAAGTGATAGACGAATACGGGCTGAGCATATCCGGCGTATTCAACGTCATTGCCGGCGGCGCTCAAATCATGTGGAACGGATTGCAACTTTTGGCCAATTCCATTCAGGCGCTGTTTATCATCGTTGAAGGCGCGCTATTGAAGTTTGTTGATATGCTCAGTTTTGGTCTGCTGGGTAAATATAATGAAACATTCCGCAATCTGATCAGCTCCGTCGAAGAGTCCGGGAAAAATGTATCCAAGTCCATTATGGAAAACGGCGTGGACGCCGGNCGCGGTCTGGATAAAATGATCGAAGGGTTCAAGACGCTGGGCGAACAGTCCGGTAAAACGGGAAAGGAAGTCTCGCAGGCCGGCGATGAGATCGGAAAGATTCCCGAAAANAAGAAGACGCTCTGGCAGTTTGAAGGCGCCGACGAGATCAAGCAGTCCATTGTCGATATCGGGAAAGAATTTGTAACAACCGGCGAAAAGGCCGAAAAATCTCTTCCGAAAGACGTAGAGAGAAACGTTATTGTCGGCTACATTGAAGACGAAAACGGCCGGCGCGAAATCACGCAAAAAATTAAAACGGCGATACCGGACGAAAAAAAGATCGACATCAAGATGA